AGCAAACTGGAAAGTATTAGTGTCGTAATGGAAATAGTTCCCGTTTGCCTTATCTCCAAAAAATACTTCTGTTCCGTCATCTTTTATTCGTGTCTGCCAGTTATTCGTCGAGGCGCCTCCACCAGATCGGAGTTCACCTGTTAAGGCTTTTGCATATGTGTCAAAATCCCCCCACCACATGTTCCCGTCTTTGTCGATGTTGAATGTCATCGCCGAGCCGCCAGGGTAACTACTTCCATCTGCATCAGAGGCTGAGGCAGGTTGTGGCATTCTTACCGCCGAAGTCAATACCTGATCGGCGTCTATTGTATTAGCAGTGATCGACCCTGCCGCTATTTCGTTAGCCGTAATTGTGTGAGAAGCAATATGAGAAGCAGCAATAGTGTCTTCTCCTATAAGGACACCAACTTGTGACTCATCATCCTTGTTTAGAACAACATTGCCGACAGAAGACCAATCGCCTTCCGTGCCATCCCAGTTGATACACCTGACTCTCACATAATGAGTGGTGCCAGGATCGTTGCCTGACTTGAGCCCACCGCAAACATAACCCCCACCACCAGTGACGAAGAACTGTTTACATGCGCTTCCACTCTCACCGCTGGTATCTGAACCAATCGTTGTGGTCCAGGTGTTCCCACTGGTTTCGTTAAACCCTCCAGACGCATTAGAGATTTGAACCTCATATTTACCCCTGTTGGCTGAATAAGTAACAGAGTTGTCTCCCGTATTGCCAGCAAAATCAGTGAATTTAACAATGACAGCATTCAACATTGGGAATAATGAAAGCCCTGTAATTTGTGGAGGCTTATGAGGGTCGAATGCCCCACCTTCCCCTGATTCTGTCATCGTGAATGTCAATAAAGCAGCAGGAATCCACTCACTATCATTGCCACTTTTCCCAACAGATTTAATGCGGGCTTTATAGGTGCCACCCTTGGTGCCTAGACCAGTGATGTCAACTTCATGCCCTACTGTACTTCTGTCTATCTCAACATAAGCATCGAATTTTTTGCTCGTATTGGAGGCATTCCAGCATTCAACTTTGAAACCAGCGATAGTCTCTTCTTCGCCTAGTGGCCTATCCCAGTTGAACTTACATCCACGAACCTCACCTTCCCTGAATGGGGTCGCCGTGAAATTTCGAGGGGGGAGCGGGATTGTGGTTTTATTCTTGCCTTTTCTCGCATACCTCGAAGCCCTGGATGTGACCTCAGCCGTAAACGAATCGTTCTCGATTTTTCTTTGCAGTTTAACGATGGCATTTTTAACAATGTCACCAACCACGACTTGAATTTGAACACCGTCAGCGCCTATAGATGCTCCTAAGCCAGAAATTTGCCTGTTTTGAACGAGACCAGGTTTGTATTCGATATTGACCGAATCACCTACCTGGAAATCAACAAATGCTCGAGTTGCATCCGTCTCCACATAATCAAATGTGAATTCGTCTAAAGCATCTTTAATTTTCTCCAAAGCATATTTGGCTTCATCAGCGACATATTCACCTTTTGCTTGGTCAGCGTCAATGAAACCTTCTCTTCTACCAACCAGGGTGTTTGCACCGCTGTCAGTTGCGGCTTCAAATTTGAAGCCGTTAGAACCATAAAGGCGAGACCGCACATCCCTACTGTTGAGTTGGTTGGCTGTTTTTGTCGCCTGCGGCACCGACAGCATAATGGTCCCAGATCGGTCCGTTCCGAGACTGTTTGCTATGGAAATAACCCCAGTGGGGGAAACAGTCCATTGGGCATTCGCTTGCAAAGTACAGCATTCACTTAACACCTCAAACATCGTCATTCCAGAAGTTATAGAAGTGATTAAATGTGTTACGTCTACCTGTGCATACTTGGTGTTGTCGGACCAGGAATTACCATTTGCATCATTTGTGTGTGACATGCTTGAGTCGAGAGACAAAGGCCATGTGACACCAGAGCCGTTACGGCTCGACGAATTTTGAGTGTAATTTGTCCAAGTTTGAGCGTTACCTGTGTCCGCCTCATTGAAAAGGAAAACAAAAGCACCGCCAGGTTGCGCTGGGTATTTAGGATTATCAACCGTGTAGGTCCCAGCATCAAGTTCTTCTTCAGTGTCGAAAACTTTACCGAAACCCCTAGACATACGAAGTTCATAATTCGAATCATCATCGGGGTCGGCGTTAGCCTCATTAAAACCTTCTGGTAGAACAATCCCCCATTCCAGGCAAGCGGCCAACCCACGACCGCCTATCGCTACTCTTCTTCTATCGCCCGCATATTCAACTTCGGCTTCTTCAATAATAAAGGTGTAAGCAACCGTGCCTGCTCGAAGAATTTGGATAGCATAATTCCCCTCCCACGGGTATTTGCTATTTGCCGTGTGAAACGATGAAACCCAAGCAGAGTCATAGTCAAAAGTTAAAGACCCGTGCCCCTGCTCAAGTATCGAATCAGCAAATTCAGCGCTTTCCCATTCAGGGCAATAAGCAACCACACTTAAATCTGTGGCGTTTACAATCCGAACGTCCCACGGCGTGGGAGTAAGCATTAGATATACGCCTTCGTGTAGGTAATGGTAAATGTCGTATTAGACGAAAAATCATTATCTACACCAGGGCGTAGTTCAAACCAATCGGTTGTTGTGGAACCTGTCCTGTCAACATCGCCAGTGACATTCGTGGAGCCAGAAAATGCTGTGAAATTTGTTGTGTCAAAAGTAACCGCACCCGTGCCGCTGTACTTCAATTTGCTGCCAGTGGTGTTATTCGTGATTTCAGGATTTGTGGCAGATGCTAAAGCAATTGTCATTCGAGTCATTATTGCTGTCCCACCTGGATTACCGTCAGCGGTCAATGTAGAAGCAGTTTTATCGCCGGAAGAGTCACATTCATACCAACGAGGATCATGGTAACCAATACGAGCATCAAACGACGCCCAAGCAAAATTCTGATAGTCGGGCACTGAGGGGGCTTGTGACATCTCCCCATAATTAACCCAATAAGTATCAGCAGGACTAGAAGTGTCTCTTTTCATTTTTCTAACAACTTGTAACGGTGCTTCGTAGGCATCACCCCCACTATTTTCAGTGCTGGAGGCAGCATGAGTGGTGAGTAAAATACCCATCACCTCATCCCAATTGGCGTGGAACTGGGCACGCCGTGCTGCTTCTGTCGTTGGAGGTAACCCAGGGAAGGAAGCAGCATCATCAGGTTGATTGTCGGTGACCCAAATATTCCACATTTCAGAACGAGAACCAAGACGTTTTTTCCGCCACTGGCTTCCGTGATCCATTGCAGGAACTAGATTACCGCCTTTAAGCCCAGGGACCGTTTGCTCGACCCGATGGATCGCAAATCGCGAATTATCAAATGATGTTCCATTAACCGTGTAACTCTCAACCCAAGCCATTTCCTAATTAGCCCCCTCTTGATCCTGGTCCAAAGAAAGCACCAAAATCACTCGCCGCTGATGTGCTCCTAGTGCTCCTATTAGTCGCCGAACCGGCTCCGTCTGCGGTGCCAGCCATTTGCTTTTCAAATGGTCCCCCACCACTCGATGAAATACTGCCGCCTATTGCCCCTTGCAAAGTTTGATTGCCATTGTAGTAAACATTCTCAATATAGTTTGTGGTGTTCATACTATTAGTGAGATCACGAAATGAGGCCCCTGATGAAGCCATCAAATCAGGAGGCAAGAAGTTCATACCCACGCTCTCCAAACCACCCATTGTTGACCCACCCACACCTGCTTGAGCATTGCTGTGACCGGGAAGCCAACTCATAACACCCGTGCCCGCTATTAACGAAGCCATATCCGTAATTTGTTCGAGATTGGTTTTAACTTCTTCTGTGTCCGCAGCCCAGCCCCCATAAACAAAGGTGGCTCCTTCAGCGGCGGCACCGACATCTTCGGTTACCTCTTTAACCCAACCTAATCCATCCGCAACATCTTGAATTGCTGATCTGACTTCTTCGCCGATTATTGCTTCGAAAAGGTCGTCATTTGCATCAGTTACGTCAACCAAACCTTCAACATTAGGAATAAGATTGTTGCCGAGTTTGTCGCCAGTCAGCCCGATTGCATTGCCAAGGTCAATAAACATCTCCTTGGCCTTCTCACCTTCCATTTTCATTTTCGCTTGGGCTTCAGCAATTTCTTGACCGGCTTCCATTAAACCTAACTGCGCTCTTGCCAACGGGCTCCCAGATTCAACACCTTGTTCAAAATCTGATAACGCTTCGTTGGCGTCTAGTAGCGCCATTTCTAAATCTTCTTGATGCCCCTGTCCTAACCTTAGAGCACGTAAAGCATCTTCCTTACGTCTCTTCAACTGCCGTTCTGTGAGTTTCTCCCTTTTTGTCGTGATCCCCTGAGTACCGAAATCACGCATTGCTTTTCTGACTTTCGCTTCAGCATCCTCAAAAGACAACTGGGCACGAATTGCCCTAGTCACAGACCCTATTTTTTCTCTCGCCGCCGCTAAGGCGGCATCAACAGCATTTTTAGTGTGGTTAACCAAAGTGCCTTTTTCTGCGCTTATGCCCTCGGCAATTCCTCGAGTGATCGGTCTACCGACTTGATCCATAAAGACAACCGAAGGAGAACTGATACCCAGGAACCATTTAGCCCAACCCAGCAGCCCGTTTTCACCAAGGGTCTCACTAAGTTTGCCTATAACAGTGGAATACTCTTGCTCAACACCTAACGCCAACCCTCTAGCAAATTCAGCACCTTGGTTTTGCCCCTGAGCGGCACCAAAAATACTCATGGTCCCTTCAGCAAGCGCTTTTAGACGAGTTTCGATCTCGCCTGTTACGAGATCCTTGTCGCCCATTTTCAGCATGTCTTGCCAGAACGAGTCGCCACCAAAGTTCAGATCTAAAGCGGCATCTACGTCAGACATCAAAGCGCCCTGATTAGTAGCATTTAACCGGATCAGGTTTTGAATCTTTTCGAATTCCTTCACGGCCGCTTCTTGAGTCCCCCCAGCCTCCAAAACTGCAACGGCGGCATCCCTAGCGAGATCCGCTAAATCAGAAAAGTTCTCTCTGTTCTCCATACCTGCTTGGCTCATATTGTCCATAGCAGTGCCGTTCTCCATGAACGATTTCACCATGGTCTGCAAACCTTGGTTAACCTCACGCTGAACTTCGTCAAGACCCCTTGCAGCGCCAGTAAGCATGTCAAAACGGTCTGAGAACTTATCGGCTTCAGCCCCAGCGGATTCGATGGCCACCTCTATGTCAAGGAAAGCATCTTCGACTGTTCTTAAACTTGTTGGCACATCATCAGCAAGCGCTGATGTTCCCTCTCTCATTTTCATCAACTGTTTGGCGGCTTGTTCCAAAGCAACAGTTGCGATCATGTCCTCGCTAATGATCCCTCTTTTTGCCATCCATTTGATCTCAGGGAGGATATCCATAACTTCTTGTGCAAAGGCTATCCAGTTCTCTTGACCGGCCCATTCGCCATTCATAAAATCGCTCTCAGGATCGGCATTCGCAATAGCCTCCATTTGCAATAATATTGTGTCGAGACCCGCGCCTAAATCTTTATCAAAGAGATCCTGCTTATGGACTTGGTCCATAAATGCTCTTTCCACCAGTGTCATCATGCCAGTTAGTTCATCGCCAGTCAGGTTGCTCTCTTTACGGAACTGAGACATCATCTCCGCATAAATATTGACTGCTCCTGGTATGTCGCCTTGTTTCATTTTGTCAACGACTATCCCAACCGGATCAACGAAACCAGCCTCAATATCTTTTCTGCCTATACGATCGACACCTAGCCAGAACTCCATACTCTCATCTTTATTTTTTGTGCTCCCCTTTTTTGTATCTGCCGCAATTTTGTCTGCTCTTGCCTCTGCGACAATACCCAGAATATTCTCCATCATTGACCCCGCCCATGAGGCAATTTGAGCGTCAGCAACCCTTTCACCGCCTTCAAGAACTGCGATCATCGCTTCATCAGGACTCAAACCTTCGAACAAACGGAAAAAGAACTGTTCTCCGTCCAATTGCCCCCAGAATTGGCTTTCGTATCTTTTAATTAACGCCGTGAAAGCCTCCATAACAGCCGGGTCTGTAGTGCCAGCACTGTTAAACATCTGCATAATCATTTCTTCCGCAGTGATTAACCCTGCCATCGCATCCTCGTCACCTATTTCATCAATTGCATCACCAAATTCTTGCAAAAAGGCATTCACCATGCCTTGAGAAGCAGAGATCTCTCCCATCTGACGAAGTTCATTATTGAAGTCCTGGATAGGTACTAAAGCCCTACCAGCGACTACGGCAACATCACGTAAAGAAGATCTAAGGTCTTGTAGTTCCTCGTGGGCGCTTTTAGAACTTTTTCCCCAAGCGAAAAACGCCATAGTTAACCCAATCACAGCGGTAGCGAAAAAGAGTATAGGTATAGCCGCCATCGCAAGTTTAAGAGCACCCATCGCTCCCGCAGCAATCCCAGTGCCTGTGGCTAGTTCCAAAAACGCCAAATATAAACTAACAACCGAGGCAGTTGCGAAACCTATAAGTTTCGTCAAAGCGCCAAGTGCGATAGCCGTCACACCAAGCGCCACAGTGAAAGCCGCTATCGCTTTATTCTTTGCAAAAACGCTTAACATCGCTTCCACTGCCCCTAAGAAAATTGCAAATATATCAATCAAAGGTTTTGTGGCTGCCCCTACTGAAATCATTGTTTCTTTCAACTTCGCCATTGATTGGTCAAACTTAAACTTTGAGGTTTTGGAAACCTTCTGGAAGGCTTCATCTGTATCGCCAGCGCTTTGAGCCAACCTCCTGAAAATGCCTGTGTTCTCCTCCAAGTTGGCTCCAGTGATGTCCATAGCACCAGCCAAAGCACGAATGTTAGGGAACACATCAGCAAATGCCTGCTCGTTGTCTTTGGCTAAGTCACGGAGCCTCACAAGGACAGCCAAAAGACCTTCTTGGCGAGCCTGTTTAGCGAGTTCCCCTTGGGCTATACCCATTTCACGCAAAGCCTGCTCTGTTTGACGTGATGGGTCCAAAATTGACTGCATTATCTGCCGCAACTGAATCGCTGACGTTCTGGCATCAGTACCAGTACGAGTCATAGCAGCAATAGCCGCTGCGACTTCGTGGAATTCGATACCCATAGCGGAAGCGACAGGAATGGCTTTACCAATAGCAGGGGCTAAACGGTCGGCTTCAACTTTACCTTCACGCACGGCGGCAGTAAGAACATCTACAGCATCGCTACCGCTCAGGTTCTCTGCGCCATAAGCGTTAACGGCTGATGTTGCAGCATCGGCAACAACTTTCGTTTCACCTAAACCAATAGCGGCACCTTTAGCGGATGCCTCCATAACCTCCATAGCGGTTGCGCCACGCAAACCGGCTGAAGCCACGAAGAACATGGCGTCTGCGAGTTCTTGCGGTCCACGACCTGTGTCACGAGACACTGATTTAACAGCCTTGGAAAATTGTGCTACACCACCAGCAGAAACACCCACAAGGGCTTCAATCTTGACCATTGATGCTTCAAACTTGGCAAAAGACATTGCTGCTAAAGAACCGATGGCGACAATTGGCAACCCTAATTTTTTCATCAAGGCATTACCGACAGTCTGTGCCTTGTAACCCATTGACGTTAAACTGCCGCCCGCATTTCCAGCGTTATCCCCAAATCGGGTCAATTGTTTATTAGCAGGTGCTAAATGTTTCGAAAATTGGCCAACGCCACCTTTAACCCCTGTGGGGTCAAGAATAATTCGCTGTACGAGAGGTGGTAATTGAATCGCGGCCATTACACTATTCTCGCCTAGATTTCGCTAATCACCAAAGGGATCATCAGGGTCAAACGTATCCCTAGTGAAATCGGACCCCATATTTCTTGAGAACGCTTCAACCGCAGAAACCTCTTTAATCTTCTTCTTTTTCGTATCAGGCACTTCGCAGGCCGCTATGACTTGGGCTGGGCTTGCTTCCCAGAAGTCTTTGTACCTTTGGTTTGTTTGGCACCAGGCTGAGATTGCGTTTTGCCACGGGTAACTTTCGCCACCTCTTCCTCCACCTCCGTGAGAGTGTTCCCTATCTCTTCGTTCAGTAACTTTATCTGCGAGTCCACTTGCACCGTCGCGCTTTCTAATAGCCGACTCGCCATCTCGGGGTCCACGCCGTTAGCCAAAGCCCACGCAATACCAATAGAGTTGCTGTACTCAGGCAACCTCCCCTCAATCATTTTCATCCCAACCTGATCTGTGGGCTCCATTAAGGCTAAAGCCAAAGTTCTCCTCAAAGTAGAAACCGGCTTAGTTTGCATGGCTTCTTGCCAATTCTCTAGCCCATCAAAGGCTTCTTCAATGTCGGCAATAATGTTGTGTGTGAATTTGACAAAAATCTCAGAGGTTTCCAAATCTCCATTGGCGTCATATACAGGGGCCCAATCATTCTCGCCTCTACGAATATTGGCTAAAACTATCGCCACCCCTTTGTTGCGTAATACTTCGGGTGTGTAATCCATATGTACATGTTACCAAGCGCAAGAGGACGACACCCCCATAAGGGATGCCGTCCTCTTAATTTCCCGCTTTTGCTTGAGTTAGTTACTTCTCTTTATTAGAGAGATGCAGCCGTTTCAGCGAATGATATGTTTCCGAAGCGTATTGGGTCACCGGCAGGCTTAATGGCCTCAGCGGTGAAGTTCGGAGTGTTGAATGAGTCGGTAGAACCCGATACCAACGAACCACCAGTTAACTGGCATTTCTGCAATGTCACCAGAACGGTAGCAAGAGCATCTCCAGATGTCTGAAGGTCGTCGATCAGGAAACCGATCTTAAAGTATGGAAGAGAAGCGTCAGTGATAGCAAGATCTGCTACTTCAGCGTCTCCTGAGCCTGATGTGGCTTTTGTGGCACCGAGAAGAACCTCTAGTACAAGCATTGAAAGTTCGCCGTATGTACATGAGAAGTTGAGACGGTCAATCTTACCTTTCTTAGCAAGAACAACACCGCCGTCACCTTTCAACTCGTTGGTTATAAAGTTTGGCTCGAGAGAGACTTCCTGGATACCAGGAACGTCAACTGCCGAACCGAACGTGGTCGGATTCGCCGCTGCGTCTGCTGTGTGCGTGTACACGGCGCAGTCCTTAACGTCGAAGGTAATTGCACTGGTTGATGCGGCCATAATTAAAACTCCTTAGCGGGATAGTGGGCCTTTTATTGTCTATCCCATTTTGGCGCATCAGATGTAACACATGAGAGAGGGTAAAGACAGACTATACAAAAAGCCTCACACGGCACTTCCTCAATATTGGTGTAAGGTGTGAAAGAAGAACCCGTCTACAAAGGAACTTATAGCAATGGACTTTGCCACCACATTTAGTAGTGCAGACCAGCGGGCAATGCTCCAACGAGCGATGGCCGCTATTGAGGCTGAAATTCTTGAAACTTCATCTCGATGTGGTCTCGACGTCGCCGATATTAACCCTGACACTTGGGAACCCACTGAAAACGAAGATGGGGTTGTACCTGGGCACGAAACAGGACTTAAAGACGCTTTAGCAAAATGGAAAATTGTTAAAGGCAAACTCGACGCACTCGCATAGGAGGAAAAATGGCTTTAACTACCGCACAAGAAACCCGTGCCAAAACACGGGCTAAACAATGGCTTGAATACTCGATTTACACGCTTGGTTTGATGCTTCCCGACGTTCCAGATGATGTGGATTCTTCTTTTGTGAACCCAGCGACAGAAAGTGACGGCTTATACAAGCCTTACGACTGTTTAATCAAGATGTGTAAAGCATACGAACAGATCCCTTAAGGCGTAAAAGTGGAATTAACTACACCAAACGTCGAAACAAAAGGCCAGGAAGCCGCTCCAGACGCTCAACAAGAGTATTGGATAAAAGTAAACAATCAATCTGACTCAGAACATTTGTCGGCAACATTAACCAGCGACTATAGCGACGGCACACCTCGTAACCCTAATGACTTAGAAAAAGATCACAAATCTATTTTAAACATTCAAGCAAGGGGTACCGACACAGAAGACCAGAAACAATATGGCCAATCTGTTGCAGCCCCTTATAAAAATATTTCTGATCCAATTATTGAACAGCGAGCACTCAAAGAAGGCAAAATAGTTAACCCTCCCAAAGAATGGATGACTTCTAAACTAGGGGTGAAAGTCTGGGACAATTCCGCTGCCGACAACAATGTTGTTAGGTGGATACCAGGATTAATATGCCAAGGAAGTGTCGCCCAAGAAGGCAGCAGCGAATGGGTCAAAAATTGCACATCGCTGTTTGACGACCGACTGGGTTACGCCGAAAGCACAATCCTTGGTGGTCTATATGAGGAAGACCGCAATAAAGAAGAACACTGGTCTATGCACACGCTCTCAGATGTCGAGTCGGAAGGTAAAAAATAATGGCAGTTCGTTCTTTCACGGGTTCAGAAACTTGTTACGACTTTGATACTGATATCAGTCACAATGAAGAAGATGTGGCCATGTACATGCTTATCTTTGGCATGGACATAGCAGACATAGAAACCGTGACAATAGATGAAATAATTACCGCTAGTAGAACAATGTTTCCTCACACCGAAAGGACTGGTGACCCTAGACCAGTTCTTTATGCAGCGACTGTTGAAGCCGACCGAGCCGCTGTGGAAGATGCGAGTGGGCGCAACTGGACTAGCGCTGCTGAAGATTGGATTACGACCACAAGATTTGGTATTCAGTCATACGTTAGGCGTGCTTTTCATTGGAGAAGCATTGCCAAGAAAGGTAAGGCTCTCTAATGCCAGGTAAAAACGATTTTGCGATCAGTGACCTTTTCCGAAAAAACATGGTTGCTTTGGATATGTCCAAAACACCATATTCAGACATGGATTCCTTTTTTACCGCAGAGCGTAAAGATTTTTATAACTACGGTCGGGATTACGTTGAATCATTAACGCCTGACAGGCGTGCAATTGCGGGTGGCCATGACCCATACATGTTTATATGGGACTACCTTGTAGAACCTCATCCTGAATGGATGTCTTATGTGTGGGTGCATGAAGAATTAAGAATGCTTCTATGTGATTTGAAGAACCCAACAAAGGCGTTGTTTACGAACCCAGTTGGTGGCCAGTTCTTAATGACTTTGAGTGAAGACAGAAGTAAAGAGGTTTTCTTTATAAACAACCTTGAGTACAACGTCCTGGAACGATTTGTGAAACAGAGCCCTGAGTGGGCGAGCAAAGACCCTAACTGGAAGGTGATGGACCAACAGGATCTTCTAGCAGGCGAAGAAGCGGGAACATTCGACTTTGTGGAAACCCATGCAGAGTACTGCTTTGGTTGTGATGAGGAGATGGCGGATGCTTATATGAATCTTCTTAACCCAGGGGGAATGTTGGTAATCTTGAATAGTGCTTATGCAAAAGGCATGTACAAGGTTAGGAATTCACTGCACCACGAAAACTATGAACCCAATAAACGTCTTCTGGAACGAGACGGGTTTACCGTGCTCCACTTCCCAATAGATGTCGGTTTCACAATTATTCAGCGCGAGGCTTCCTAGCGGCACCTGCCCAAGCCTTTTCCATAGCAGGCCCTAAAGGTTCTGTTAAATACACATTCGTTGTTTTCAACACTTCATCTTCAGACGCTGAATTTGGATCTAAAGCAAACTCGTTCACTTCCATATTTGGGGTGCCTTGGCAATACCAACCAACATGACTATACCTAGTACCCTGTTGAACCACGGTTGCTTCGTGAGCCCCCATGTAGTTAGAAGGGAACACTAACAAGTCACCTGTTTGTGGTGTGTACTCAACATCTAAATAAGGGAACCTGACAATCCCACCCATGTAATTTGTCCCATTCAACTCCCAACATTCACTTACGCAATTATTGAAGAATGTGAGTGTGCTTATAACTGTGCGAGTGGCAATCTGATGCGTAGGGTGGGGTACCCCATATTTATAATCAGTGCTGGTGTCGGCATGAATTCCTAGTGACGCTCCTGGGGGATAAACCAGGATGTGCCCTTTTATTTTCCACCATACCGACTGGGCTACCACCGGATAATGCTCCATGTAATCTGCGACACATTGCTCTCTCGCTTCTTCTAGCGCTATTAGCATTTCTGTGACCTTCGGATCGGGTGAATTATATAAATAAGCGCAATGGCGGGGCATTTGGTTAATGCCTTCATTGGGGAAGAAGTAACCATTTCGATTTAAGTACCCTTGTTCCCCAGTTAAAGGATCTGTCCCAGGCGTGTACATGGAGTCCCATTCTTTTTGAGATTGCTTATCAGCGAATTGGCAGAGAGCCTCCCAATCGGTATCCAACACATGACGGTACAGAATCAGACCAGGAGCGAGAACCTCAGCCGTGGTATTCATGGCCTTCAGGGACTACATACTCAGTAGCACGAGGTGGAGGAGTGTTTAAGGAGTAACCACCGTTGTGGCGAATCTGATCGAACACCAGTTCGTTTAGTCCGAACCCCGCAGACCAAGCAATGGATAGCCTGTAAGCGTCGTAGACAACAATGTCGCCTTCTTCCCAATCCCACCAATGCTGGTTACGGGGGTTTGCACAGTAGTTGAACACCCAAGAGTTAATCTCCTTGGTGTCCTCTTCAGTTAAGTCACCTATTGTGTCTAAATCCCAATAGAAGGGCGGGTCACAGTCGTCGTTAAACCCCTGCATTTGTAAAATAGGGTGGTCCCCAACATGCCACCAATGACGACGCACAATGGGGTGTGGGTATTGGATATTACCATCTGGTAGAAACGAAACCTGAGCCTCGAGTTTATAGGCGTCTCTTAAATGGTTTTTCCATTTTTTAGGGAGATCTCTCCACGCTTCGTGCATATCCACAAACCCAATAGCCCCCGTACCCGGAGGAGCGGTAAAGGTGTGCATGTTTATTCCACAAGTCCTTAAAGTGTGCTCCTTGTCGAGATCATCCATATACCAGAACATGAAAGTTTGCCTAGTCGGTTTATCAATACCTGGGTAATAGAAATCTCCTGCTTCTGGAACCCGCCCCCCTGTTGTCTCACTGTTAAGCATCTGGTTGAATCGAACTTCAAAATTCTCGTTAGGGCGGTAACTGTGGGTCCCATCAGAGAAGTGCATTGCTTTCATAACTTGGTGAAAATCATCTGGACTTAAATTGATGCCCCTCAACCCAAGCACTCCGTCCACTAAAACTACTGACCGAAATGTCATGTCATCTTCGAGAATGCGTTCTTTAGTAATGCCCTTTAATTCGACTATCTTGACCATCGCCCCTCCAGTAAAAAAAGTTCCATCATGTACATGGCTTCGTCGTCAGAGCGATAGAACAAAGGCCAATACCTACCCATCGACTTTCCTCCTCTGCATTGGGTCTTCTCCGACACCAAAAACACCAGGCCCGAAATAAAAGCGACCATCCATCAGTCTTTCGCTCATAAAGAAACCATCAGTAACCGCATGGGCTAATGAATAAATATCCACAACGGCAACATCCCCTTGTTCCCAATGTAGCCATAACCTGTTGCTTTCGTCTTCTAATTCCGTATGGAGCCAATCAGTAAATTCATTTACCAAATAACCAGGGTTTAGATATATCTCTCTAATGCTTGTATCCCCAGGCGGCATTTGCGTAACAGTCCTAAGAATCTCTTCTCCAGTTATCGGGTGCTTTTGAATCAGAGGGTGGGTGGTCACAGGCACTTCTTCCCCCTCGACATCAGTTGGGAACCAAAAGGTTGTTTCCTCAACCGAACTATTGAAGAGTTCCCTATCTATTGGAAACCAACCAGGCAACCCAACGGTTCTTGTTTGTTCCGCAAATTTTCTAAGGTGGTAAGGCAATTTACGACACACTTTCCCCATATCAACAAAAATTGTTGACCCACTCCCAGGCTCACACTGGAACTTCTCCATATGCCAAATCCCATAGACCGGAGGATGGTTCATGTAAAGATTCTCCATATGCCAAGGATTTAGGATGCCATTAACTGAAGGCCAATCGGATTCAAAGAACCCTTTGTAATCAACCTTGTAAGGAGAGTCCATGTCCTCCGCTGTTCCGAAACCTAGTAGATCTCTTATAACCCCAAACTCATCATCTGTGATATTTAACCGTGGGAAAACCATAACTTTATGGTCATTGAAGCGCTCCCTGACATGCTTTTGGAACGGTTGCAGATCCTCGAGTTCATAAACTCCTTCGAAACGGTGGGCATCAGGCATTGGGTTCTTCCAACTTCGGATGCCCTTGATGTTTAGGCCCTATTTGTTCTTCTTTTTCGTTTAAACCTGTGCGGACACTCCCCATCCATGTCCAGGGTTGGTCTGTCATTTTTTGTGATTTCGCCGCACCATAACTCATTCTGCTTTCCATGAGTTCCTGGTCATCCCACATGTTGCGAACATCAAACTCGACTTTAGATAAAGCCTCATCCTCCACAACTTGGAAAAACATGAAAGGCATCCCTTCGGGGAATGTCACCGGCTTATTAGGAGTTGTGATAACCCAATTCATATTTACTTCATCAGGCCACCAGCCAGGCACCATAGCCGTCATAGGAACAGCGCCATCAATAAAATAATTAGGAGCACCGGACATCCAAACGCTATGTCCAGGAGGTGTGGTTATAGCCCACCCAACGGCGAATGAAACTGTCCCAATAATGCTTTGTTGAACAACATCTCTTTCATACGTTTGTCCATCTTCCAACTCGTGGGTTATGGTCTGCCCAGAAAGAACACGGGGAACACTATTCCCCCCTTCCCATTGGACTACGACTGTCTGAGGTAAGCGTATCTCCCACCCGTGAACATTTGCCGCCGTTAATGGAAGGCATTTGTAAGCGTGTTTGTTGAATGTTTCGTCCATCCACTCCCGACGTGGGCGGCATTGGCGTATTTCAGGAGGTTTCTGATGGCTCCTGGTGAGTGTGACTTTCATCCAACTCTAGGGAAAGATTCTGCACGTTGGGTCACTTGACCTTCAACCCCTACCTCATCAAAAGCGCCCCCTAATTGGTTATTCAGAGTTGTGCGTTGATGGTTTCTGTCATTGTAGTCGTACATGACGACACAAGAATATTTAGTGCCGCTAAGTATCGGTAACGATTGATGAACATAAGGGTAGTTTGATGGGAATACAACTATGTCCCCCGCCTGTGGTGTAAATGTAAACCCTTGATATGGGAAATCGAGTTGACCCCCTTCGTAATCTTCGCCGCAAGTGTTGAAAAATGCCACGACAGAAGTCGTGCAAGAGTAAGAGAACCCATCATCGGGGTGGACCTGGAAATGTTGCCCTTCCGTGTACTTAACAAAATTAGGTGACTCAAAGTACTCTAGATTGATATTTAATCTCTTTGTGTAGTCGTTGACACAGAAATGAATATTCGCGATTACTTCCTCGTAAAGATCCTTAAGGTCACTGAATTCGTCAGGGATGTTTTGGTAATAGGGCATCTCTTCACCTTGGGTGCCTCCAATCTTGAAATCAGAACAATCTCGGTAATTTTTCATCTCTTGAATGTCCCCCACAGTGGCATTGCCCCAATGGAAATATTCGTCATTTGAGTCCGTGAGACAGGCTTCTAACCTTTCTCCATAAGTTTGGTCGGCTGGGAAACCATTCTTGTAAATCGCCATACAGGCGCTCGGGTTAGGGCCTAAGGAGATAGGGCCTGCTATGTCTGGGTGTGGCAACCGAACTGATTCGATCATTGTTCCTCCAATTCTGTGATTGTATAAAAAGACGGGGTGGTCCAGCGGGTCCCTGAGATGACTGGCTTCACACCGTGTAAATAGTTGATGTCACCAGGATGCGCTACTGCCATGCCGGGCTCAATCGTTAATTCAATATCGTGGTCGGGATAATAAAATTCCCCACCTTCAAAATCAGCGTTCCAATAGATAATGGAATTCAAATCATATGTTGGGAAGGGGTTAGGAGAGCCGTCATTTAATTGCTTATCTGAGTGTGGTGACTGCTCATTACCAGGAAGCCAACGAACCAATACTGGTGGTCTTTTCCAAAGTTTAACTTTGAAATGACTCTCTATTGCGCTTTGCATTTTGTCGATATACCCGTCAATCATCTCATAAACAAACGGGTTTATTCTTTTTATGATCGGACCACTACACATACGGTCCCACCAATAGGAAGCATCATAAATACATTCCCCATCTTCGTTATATTCGGTCTCTCTAGGGTTGTCCCACTCTTTTATGTGGGGCATAAACACACTCATATGCTCCAAATCGAGCGGAGAAACAAAATCTTTTAAGATAAGGATGCTGTCAGTTGTGTCGCCGAAATGGCCAGGCTCAACTAATGATTTTTCCATACACCATAAGTGTACACCTTTACGCCTTAGAACTGTGGCTGATTGTAATGAACAAACGTCGGTGGGAAATGAGGCGGGAAATGAGGTGGGAAAAATGGAGGGAAGTGAGGTGGGAAAAATGGAGGGAAGAAAGGTGGGAAATGAGGCGGGAAGAATGGAGGAAAGAACGGTGGGAAGTGAGGTGGGAAATGAGGCGGGAAGAAAGGTGGGAAAAATGGACTGTAATAGGTGTAGTCAATCTCAGTTGACAACGGCTTAATTTCGCCAGCCGTTATAACCTGTGCACTAACCGTGTTTACCAACGTAGGGACAGAGGTAGAGCCTATACTTTTATCGCCTACAGTGAACCCAGCATTAGTAATTAGCGAATCAGCGTTAGTGGTCGTCTGCCCAACAATGTTGGGGACACCGGCTTTTCTGGGCCCTTGGTCTTTTGGCTCTACCATACTCTTACCTTATCAGTCGTCCATATCGCCTGTTATCAGCCATTCGTCTGTTGCTATCTTAGTGCAAGTGCAAGATGAGTATTGATTCCTCAGTTTTAAGCCTGGGGTGGCACGAAGTGTGACTCCGCTACCAGCAACCATAGTTACTTGACCACTATTAGTTTGTGCAACTTGTATTGAAGTTCCAACAGCGAAACCGACACTGCTGTTAGGTGGCACTGTGCAGGTAACCGCTGAACCATTGCTCAAAGTTACTAACTTGCCTCGGTCACCGGCAACAAAAGTATAAGAGGCTGTTTGAGCGCTTATAGCGGTGTTGTAAACCACGTTGCCCGTGACATCAAGTCCGTTACTATCAATCACTGCTGTTTCAGTTCCGCCAACATCAAATCGGATTTTGTCCTCATCTGAGGATTCCTCAACCTGAATCTTGGTGTCGTTATCAGCGTCTTTGATTGAGTCACTGCTAAGAGCGCCCAATTCTGTTTGGACGTAAGCCGTAGTAGCGACCTGTGTGGTATTCGTATCTGCCGCCGCAGTTGGAGCAGTTGGTGTACCAGTCAAAGCAGGAGAGGCCAAAGTTGCGTAATCACCAAGTTCGGTCATCACGAACGCTGTGGTCGCAACCTTTGTCGAACTGTCATTAGCCGACTGGGTAGTAGCGATTACTCCATCAGCGAGAACAACAGTTGCTGCGAGTGAATTCTTCGACAACTGGATGACACCATCAATGTAAACACTCTTGCCGGTGGCGAGAGCGATGTGTTCTGAAGATGTCCAAGCGTCAGTTGAGTCAACCCAGTTGAAGGTTTTATCGCTTGCGCCCTTCAGGGTGATTCCACCGCCGTCAGCAGTGGTGTCACTTGGGGAGGCGACAGAACCAAGTTCAATGTTCTTATCATCAACCGTGATGGTTGTTGAACTGATCTCTGTTGTCGTTCCGTTAACTGTGAGGTTGCCTGTAATAGTGACAGTGCCGTCAGCGGCTATTGTCATTCTTTCGGAACCAGCCGTGTCGAAACGGATGATGTTCTCGTCTGACGATTCTTCTACTTGGATCTTGGTGTTATTGTCGGCGTCAGTTATTGAGTTACTGCTAAGAGCGTTAAGACCAGTATCCACGTAAGCAGTAGTGGCAACTTTTGTAGAGTTGTCAGATGCTGACTGCGTAGTAGCAGTCGCACCGTTGTCTAGAGCAGTCCCGTTAAGGTATATGGTTCCTGAAGCATCTGGGAAATTACAACTTCTATTAGCGGTGGCGCTCTGGGTCATGGTTATCCAGTAACCGTTGTATTCCCTAAGACCGTTAGAAGCAGCAGCAAAACTGGTTCCATCACCTATTCGCAAGGAGTGTGTCATGTGCGTGTAATAATCATCAAGATGGAAAGTTCTGAATAATTCATCGCCAGTGCCATCGACATTGCCGATGTAAAAGTTCAAACCTCCAAAGTCGTCTTCGCCGAGTTCTTCAGCCCACGCAGCGATCTGGGCGTAATTGGATTTGTTGCCTTGCTCATCTTCACCTGAGAACCTGATAGCGCCTAGCGCATCGTTGTCAGCGGGGCTTGCACTATTTCGGTAAAGATCAAGTATTGGCCCATGAAGAGCGCCAGCATCAGTGCTTGTGACTGTTACTGTGCCTGAGAAGTCAGCGTTAACTGCACTCACATCAGCAGTGACGGTCAAATCATTACCGATAGTCACATCGTTAGGTAGCCCTATTGTGACTGCCGCCGTTTCCGAACCTGAGCCAGAAACCTCAACCTCGTTAGAAGTACCCGCTACTGTCGCAACGTAATTACCTGAAGTGTGTGTTCCTAAAGTGGCAGCAACTGTGAGGTCGATAGCCCCATCGCCTGCATCGTCATATGCGGCTGTTAAACCTGTATGAGAACCGTTAGTTGCTATTTGAGCGCCAGAGATGTCTTGAACATTCTCTGTGACAAGGGCCAAGTCAATGGCACCATCGCCAGCGTCGTCGTAGGTCGCCGTAATGCCCGTATGAGAGCCGTTGGTGGCTAACTGGGCACCTGTGATGTCTTCTACGTTCTCAGTCACCAGAGCAAGGTCTATGGCGCCGTCACCGGAATCGTCATATGTGGCCGTGATGCCAGTATGCGACCCGTTTGTTGCCAACTGGGCTCCAGAAACATCTTGTGTCGCCTCAGTAAAATCTGTTACTGCTGTTGATGGGATAGCGATTGTTGTGGCAGAAGCAGCACTCAAACGACCGTAAGCATCCACCGTAAATGTGCCCGTTGCGGTAGCACTTCCATAAGAACCGGCTGAGACGCCAGTCGTGGCCAAATCAATATTGTCAGCATTCGTAACGATGCGAGCAGCGCTTGCTGTCCCTACGTTGATTGTGTTCCCACTTATCGCCACACCAGTACCAGCAGTAAATGCTTGAGTACCAGTGAACTGGGTGAACGTAATGTCGTGAGTACCCACAGTATGTGGATCACTTGTGGATGTGACGACGAATCCTTGCCCGCTGTTGGCGGAACCAGATAGAACATACACAGATTCGCCTGATTTGATCTGCCCTGTTGGGCTTCCATCAAAGTCAACGGCACGAGTCAACACCCATGCGGCTGATCCATCTGTTCCTTGTGTGGTCACATCATAAAGACCATTTTGTAATGCGCTTGACTGGTCCTGGACCAGTACCCGATCCCCTGTAGTTGCGTTTGACCCATCTACGACGAGCCTCGCATTAGAACCTGCGGTAAGAGTAGCCCCTACCCCAGAAGTCCCATTGCTGTAAGTCGGCGAGTTAGGAAGAGCAGCAGCGGTACCCAACTTGACGGCTTCATGCCAGTTAACAATGCTTTCCTGATCCACCCATTTAATGCCAGCGGTTTGGGCGCTATCAGCAACAAGAACCTGTCCATTTGAGCCAACGGCAACTCTAGCGACAGTGTTATCTGCGGAACCTACAATGAGATCACCTTTAGCATCAATCAGGGCAGTGTCAATTGACCCTAACCCACCATAACTAAGCGATGTCCAAGCAGTGCTTCCGTCCCCGATCTTATACTTCGTAGTGTCCGACTCTAAAGCAAATTCACCGTTCGCTAATGTCGGATTGTTGGATGTCCAGTTGGATGCTGTGTCCCTTCTGAACTGAATTAGTGCTGGCATAATTTTCTCCTATAGTGACGCGCCGTTAGCGCCACCGTCTGCTGCTATTTGATACCTGATCCAAGCCGCCGAATCCCCACCATCCGCATCGGTGAGAGACATGGCATTACTTGCATTCCAGGCACTGTTCGCTCTGAAATACAGAGCCTTGTTTGTCGTGTCTACTGCGATAGCACCATCGGCTAAAGCGCCAGTGGGTTTACCTGAAGTAGTAAGGGTGATAAGGCCAGCGGCACCTTCAAACGTATCATCAGTCTTCAAAGCATTTGCTGCTGACCGATACAAGGTGACATCACCGGCACCACTGCCGGAACCCCAAGTCAATTTGCCACCAGCGTCAACTGCGATTCTGGCATTGGAATCGCCAGAAACAAAAACGTCTAATGCTGTCGATGCAGCGGATGCAAATGTTTGAGCGGTTATCCGCTCTACAAACTTGGGCATAGCCTCAACTATTCCTTATTCTTATTGGCCCCGCTCTACCCCGCAGGGCAGTTAAGGGATCTGGTTATTAACCGATGACCACCACTTTGTAAGCGTTGCTCGCCGGGGCCGAAGCGAATGAAACTGTCACCTGGCTGGTGGAGTTACGATTCACGTTGGCAAATACTGTGTCATTTGTTGATGCGTCGTAAACCTCGACTGTTACGTCGGTGGTTGATCTGTTATGTGTTATAGCGAATGATGTAGCGGAACCGTCACCTATTGTTGCGGTGACCTTCTCGATGACTCCAAGGTTGCTCCTAGCGGTGGCCGCATCTGATGCTCCAGTACCACCGTGGGCTACTGCGACATCGGTGCCTTCCCAGACACCAGTGGCAATAGTGCCGACAGTTGTGAGTGATGAGTTGACAACCGAAGAACCGAGAGTGGTGTTAGTTAGAACACTTGAGCCATTGATCTTGTAGTCGAAGGTGGCTGCGACATTGATGTTCTGGTTGAAGTCCCATGAATCGGAATCATTTTCCCAAAGGATTGTCTTGTCAGTCGCACCTTTAAGTGTGATACCACCACCATCAGCAGTGGTGTCGGATGGACTAGCGACAGTGCCAAGTTCGATGTTTTTATCATCAACTGTCAGTGTCGTCGAGTTGACTTCAGTGGTTGTGCCGTTGACAGTTAGGTTACCTGTAACAGTTAAATGTTGTCCGATTGTTACATCATCAGGAAGACCGACAACAAGAGTGCCAGCCCCATCCGTGTAAGTAACTGATACTTCGTTTGCTGTACCAGAGATAAGGGCACCAGCAACATCCTCTACGGCTTCTTGGAAGTCTGTAACTTGAGTATTTGGGATTGCTATGTTGACATCAGCGGCGGCGGTTAAACGACCTTGAGCATCAACTGTGTAAGTCGGAATAGCGGTCGCACTGCCATAAGAATTTGCGGTAACCGAAGTATCCGCAATGTTTAACGTGACGTCTCCCTGGACGCCACCCCCCGAGAGTCCCGTGCCCGCAACGACAGATTCGATATCGCCTTCAGCGAGGTTTATCCATGAACTGCCATTGTAAAAATTGAGGGTGTTGTTCGATGTGTTGTAGTACATCTGCCCAGTGACTGGGCTCGCAGGGGCACTGGCTAGATTCTCTATGCGAGGTTTAATTAACTGGTTTTGGTTGAGGTCAAGATTGACCAAATACTTCGGCATTTAGGCTCCTAGCAGCGTATAAAAAAACAAATCTCTACTAAGAAAGATACGCCTTTCCGCCGAACGATTGTGCGAAGGTAATCGTCAATGCGTCTGTACTTGTGTATACCACGTCGCCATAGCAGACATTATCGGAAGTATCGACCACAAAAACACTGGGCCTAAAGCCTAAATTGTGCGTTACTGACCAAGTGGTAGCGGGTGATTCTTGAGTATGTGTATACGCTGTTTGGTCAGCAATTGATGATGTTACATACGCTTGAGTCGCATAATTATACGATGTGATTGGATTAGTCGCCGGGGTGATATCTGCTAAATCTAAAGTCCCACCTACGGCAGTAGCAGGAATTGCAATGTTGTATTTATTCTGCCCAGCATTATTGATATTCTCAGTTACTTCATAAGTGACACCAGTTGGTTGCGTTGTCGTATCATCAGTAGCGGTGAGTGACACACTGATAGTCCCAGAACCGTTCAAAGTACCTGTAACTAAAGTCGGTGCAACAATTTGATTGTTAGATGAATCGGTCATCGTCGTTGAGGCGATAAAAGTCACATTGCCGCTGGCCGCCGTAGTGCCATCTGCCTCCTTGTAGGTGCCTGTCACGGTGATTGTTGTAAAAGCCATTAGTTTGAATGCACCACATCTACTGTCAGAGCGTGATGACAGATATCTTCTTCTGGTTCAGTTAATCGTTGGATGTCATTAACTCTACATCTGAAGATTGTTTTATCAGCCCCAGTAAGAGTAGCGCCATCTAAGGCCGCCAATAAAGACTCAACAGTTGTCACATTTTCATTTTGTAAAGATTGCCACAGGTCAACCTGCAATTCTTGGAGACGTGCCATGACGACCCCGTCTCCCTGTAATTCTGGAGTGCGAGACATATCCGACTTGAAAGTTATGAAAGGTAGAGAAGCATCATCAGGGGCATAATCTCGGTACACGCTTGTAGTTATCCCAGAAATGTTTGCCGATGTTATGGCGGTTCTAACCGCAGAACCCACACTAGCCACGACGGGACCCCTCTCGTCCAAACGTAGTTATAGGAAGTGCTGTCATTCTTGCTCCAGCGGCCGCACGTTCAGCGGCCACAAATCGTGCCTTGGTGTTGCTTTTGATTATTGTCAGTATCATCGGGTTTCGTCGGGTGGGGCCCCAGTTGGGGCGTGGGGAAATCTTTGAAGTCCCATATTCGAGATCTGCTGCGTATGGGTTGTGGGTATAAACCTTGATTTCAACCCTTCCAAAACCTTTAACAAATTGACCATTCACGGGGTTTCGCCCAGGTTTTCTGCTAACTGAGTGTCTAACGCTGTCCCTCAAATCTCCAGTTTGTGCTGCTGGAGGACTACCCGGAACTGATGCTCTTGTTCTTATGCCTGTCCTGGGGTCCTTGTATGGCCTCCCAGTTCCGATCATGGAGTACTGTGTTTTAAGGTGGCTCGAGTAATAATTGCCTATGTAAACACCTGCTGTTCGCAAACCACCTAAAGCCCCAGCATTGAAAACCCGCAAAGCATTTGCAACAATCGCCGCTTGAAGATGCCCAGCGCCGACTGGCATACTCATATGTCCTGTAAACATATTTATACCGCCCTAGAGCCTGACAGGAAACACCTGTAGTGCATTGGAGTGTGTTGCACCCCTTGAACTGTCCATGTTCCGTTAAGGAATGAATCCATGCCAGATGCAACAATCTCCGTCCCCACGCTAACCGTTGTCCCAACAGGAAGCCATGCGATTGCTTCTGGCAATGAAGAACGCTGGCCTCTATCCTCCATCTCTTGAGGATCAGCGTTACGGATCATAATTCTTCCACGTACCGAAACGTCATTATTTGTGTAACTGATTTGACCTTCAGTATTCACTGTGGGGGAAGTTTTACTTCTCACTGTCAAAGTATGGGAGGCGCCTCTCATTAGTAAACCCCTCTACGCCTATACCTCCGCACCCAACGAAGATCCTCGTCGGAAAAGCCCGAAGCCCCCGCATTAGCAAAAGTCATATCCACGCCTTCAGCCTTTAACCGTTGCAAGCCTTGGGCATCAGCGAGAATTTGTGACATCTCTCGAGCCGTGACACGAAGCATTAACGCTTCCAGTTGTTGCTGTTCGGTGGTGGACATACCTGCTGTATAGGTCACAAGAGCACTGGTGCCCTGTGTGGTAGCGAATATACCGTCGATCCCCCAAGTGTAAATATCGAAATCTGAAAGTGTTTGGACGACCTCAGAACCGAGGTCCCCAATCTTTAATTCAGTGACAGAAATGACAGGGTACTCTTTTAAAAATATCTGTTTTTGATTTCTCTGTAAGATGTGGGCTTCAGCGGTTACTGACGTCCCAGTGAGGGATCTATTTAAAATACCTGAGAGTTCCCGCTCTAATGCGCCAATCATCGTATTGGCCGCCGACTGCTCACCCGTCGTGAACGTCTTGTTCATGTAGGTTGCAAGATCTTGATAAGTAATGATGGCCATGTGCCTAGCCTACGCTCTCTTATGGTCTAGGTCGATTAGGCTTCGCCTACCTCTAGCATTCTTTTTGCTCTCAGTATTAAAAGCCTTTCTCGGGTGCTTTTCCCTCCCCATATACCATAACGCTCATTGTTCCCTAACGCATATTCTAAACACTCTCTTACTACCGGACATCTAGAACAGAGTTCCTTGGCTGCTTTGAGGGATTCCGTATCTCCAGGTGAAGGGAAAAAGATTGATGGGTCCTCAATGTTTTTACACAAAGCCCCTTCTTGATATTGGGGTCTCTCAACAGCCAATATCCGATCTGAGGTATCCCATCCCCCAGAGCCAGCCTGAGACGTTAAATATGAATCATTCCAGGCCATACCTATATTTTGGCACGTTACATTTGTGTATCAGTCCCTTTAGGGGCGCGTAAGTTAGTACATTTTAGCGCAGGTGCCCCCAACACGCTTTACTTGGATTCCAATGATGCCTACCCGAGTTATAAAAAAGATGGCTGGCTACGCCAACCTGGGCTTTTAAGTCGTAAATATCCCACCCCTCGAAATCGGCGGCGGCGGACCTAACTTTCCAATAGCGTGCTAAATGCTGGAAGGCCCCAACGGCGAGCGCAGAACTCACCGCCTCATTGTGAGTGTGATGGGGCAAAGCACTACTCTCACAAAAGGCGATACGAAGGGCGAGAGCCCTGTCGTTTGGCAAAAAGTATTGGTCTACAAGTTCTTGGAGTGTTGGCCTATCTTCCCAATAATTACCCAAATACTCATCAGCAGGTTCTTCCTCATTTGCCTCTAAATACCAATCAGCCCTCCCATTGAAATGTTCAAGCGCTTCTGTCGTGGAGCCGAACCAAAGCATATGGGCTTTCCTGGTATTGGGCCCATAGATGCCATCTACTTGGCTCACCCCTAACATTTTTTGTAATTCAACTATGTGTGAACCACGCTCATAATAACGATACATCTGGTCAATCAAATAAGGAATTTCAGGTTCAGCGTCCCCCACTTCAAACTCAATTAAATCATCATGGGTGTAAGACACCACAATTGATTCAGGCTCAAATTCTTCTTTTACTACCTCATCAACTTTAAAATAAGTATGGGGCACTTCTTCCCGTATTGGGAAAATAGGTTCCGTGGTGGTAGTGGTTTGATAATAATTAGGCGGGAAACCCCTCCCAAACGAAGCGCTGACACTTCTTGTTTCTTCACTTACATCTGCACTTGCATCGCCTCGCCATGCCGGGTTAACCGTTTCGGCCACCCACGCCATAACCATCAATACAGTTATTACAACAACCAGATGCGTCGAAAATCCTCTAGATATTTCTTTCATGGATCGAATGTTCCCCTCTTAGGTTTAAGTCTTGCTGTAAGGCCGAGGCTTGTCGCATCAGCCGGATTCAAATGTTTCCAATCGTGATGGGCCCTGCATAAAACCTGACAATTGTCAGGATCTAACCAATCCCCGCCGCGACCCCTCCCGATGATTTCATCTACATCTAGAGGACCCCAACACTCTACCTCGGTAACTAGATGTTTAGCAACACATTTGTACGCATCCCGCTCAAGAACTTCTTCCCTCACGTTCTTGCGTGCTGATAACTCAGCCTTGCGTCTTGCGCTGGCCCAGTTAAGTGGTTTTTTCCTCTTCAACGGAGTGTTACGCCGTAGAGGTCCCCCTCTTTTCAAAGATATAATCCTGTGATGGGCATTATTATCTTCCTCTCTGTCGTAATCGCTGCGTTTTCGCTATATCTATTAGCCATAATCCACGCTGTCCGATTCAACTATAGGATAAGTCAAGCGGCAAAAGCCGCATCAGAAAAAAGCCTTACACAAAAAGAAGACTTTTTAGAAGAGCCTCTTATGTGAGGATGCGCTTATTCGCTGATTACTGTCGGGTCGTACAACCTTTGCCTCTAATGCAGGCATACCTGCTGATTCAATAGGGAGAACCCCGTGTTTGCGTGCGACCTCAGGGGTCACTCTTTCACCTTTACGTGCCAACAGAGTCCTAACTCCGTCTTTCTCTTCAAAGAGATCACGGTCAAGGACAACAGTTAGTTTTGTTTCTGGTGC